TTGTACCTAATTTTACGCAGGGAAGTTCCACAAGTCGAACAGAAACTTCCACAATTATTACAGAATCTATACGAACAACAGAATATAATTCTGGGTTTCTCTACTCCGTCACAGGATCAGGGATTCAGCATGATGGATCTTCTATATCTCCAGCAGCTACCACTGTTAATGAAACTATAAACGGAACTACTCATACATGGCAGGGATTAAATCTAGATCAACGACCCAACTGGACTCAAACAACTCAGGGAGATGCCTTTCAATTTACAGAAGTTTATCAAGCACCTGGTTTAGAATCCGTAACCGATATAACACGAACCATAGAAAGCACAAGCGTCACAGATACCACAACTATCTTCTCGCAATAAGTCTTATAGGTAATCCAGTATTTGCTAATACGAGCAATACGGCTGCACCCGTGGCACAGTCATCATCTTCAGTATCTAACTTTGCTACTCAAGTATTGGGCGGTCCAATGGTAGAGAATCAATATGGTGCTGGAATAGTTTGTTCTGGCCCACAAATGGGATTTACTCCTTTTGTTACCACAACATTTAATCAAAGGAGGCCAATGGATTACACTTATGAAACTCCTGTCTACGACACAACAGATGCAGATAATGATGGAGTGCCTGATAACCCAGGAAATATACTTTACTATCAAGAAAATTATAGCGGTAACAAAGATTCTCTAGGACTTAATTTTGGATTTGCATTTACATTTAACATTCCACTAGATAACAGATTTCAAGATTCTTGTTTAGATGCAGCAAATACGCAGATACAGCTACAAAAACAAGAGTTAAATGCAAAGATGCTAAATTATGAAATAGCAAGATTAAAAAATTGCGGAGAGTTGATGTTGGCTGGTATATACTTCGATCCCAAGAGTGAGTACGCAAAATTATGCGAAGGAGTCCGTATCGCTCCAAAGCCTAATCAAGTTATACCGCACACTCACGAACTAAAAATAGGCCAGTAGACAAGTCACGGGTATTAAACTTATCTACGGATAATTATTCTACCTTATCTCTTTTCTTTGTCAGCTTTTTAAATAAATTTTTTACTAGAGGTTTGACAATATTAAGCAGTAGTGGAGTAGAGGCAGCAACAGTAGCAATAACAGCAGTACTAACAAGCTGTGGAGGATTCGGTATGTACTGCTCGATGAATTTAGTACTTTCATACAAGGTTATACATTTACTACCATCTTCACTTCTTTCGTGTCCGATAACACGTTCCAATTTAAACTCTGAAGCATATTGGCCTACTCTTTGGTCATTTGGTCCAGGACATTCAACAAAAAGAGGCTTGTTTTCTTCTTTCTTTGGTTCGTATTTTGGTGGTTCTACTGTTGGCGGTACAAACTCTTCTGTTTGATTGGGGGTTTCTGATTGAACATACTTAAATTCGTTGGGGGTATAATCCAAAGGTTCAAAACTAGGAATACTAAAGTTACCACATTCTGTATATGTACCATATTCATCTTTGGGATTGTCTATGAGGCTAGTTAGATTATTTCTATGAACCCTTACACAACCAGGAATATTTACAATAGGTTTATATATTTCATTTATTACTGGATTGTAAGGTTGCCAAACAGGTATTTCATGTATTTCAATTTTATTTATTCTGAAATTAGGTATATCAATCGTAGGCATCTCTTCTTCTGTAGACTTCTACATACGAGTCGCATTTGGGACAGCTAAGATTTGTAACCATTGAGTACTCTTGATATAGTACAGGTTGAAAATCTTCTTCAATATCTGCATCTCCACCCCAAATTAGTTCAGTTTTACAGTGCCAACAATTCACTTTTTAATAAAAGGTACAGATGGGCCTGTGGCATCAGGCATTACATTATCTAAAACTTTAGGCATAGCACCCTGCACATTTCCAAGTATCTCGTTCATAACTTGAGATTTGAAGTTTTCAGATGTTACATATTTGTAGCCTAAATACGCTCCACCACTCATGGAAGCTACCATAAGAAAAGAAACAATACTTAAGACGTTAGCAATTTTTTGAAACATGATTAAAGAAGCCCTCCTAAAAGCTAGTGTGCCAATTACTTTGATGGTTTTGGCTTTGATTGTTGGTTTAGCTCCACTGTACCTGTTGGCAGGGATTCTTGTTCGATCTTCTTCAACAACATCTCCTTCGCCTGTATCCCACCCTCAATCAGTAAAATAGTTTTTGTTTCTTCTTCTAACACTCTTTGAGCCTGATTTCTGGTTTGAACGTGTTTTGCTAATTCTTCTTTCCATTGAACTAACTGTTTTTCAATAATTCCTTTCATATTTAAACAATAGTAAGAGTTTCTCCCGATCCAACAGTAACAGTAACACCACTGTTTATTGTGATAGGACCAGCAGCCATAGCGTTTTTGCCGTTAGTAATAGTATAGTTCGTAGTTACAGTTTGGTCATTTTCATAAAATACTTCATCAGATCCACCACCTGTAGCACCAGCCGATATGCCTGTTAATGCTGAACCATCAATAGCTGGTAAAGCTCCAGTTATTCTTGCTGCTATAACTTGTGCAGAGCCATTAATTACCTCTGTACCATCTACATTAAAGCCACCATCAGCCCTCATAACTAAAGGAGTAAAAACTCCATTAGTAAATTCATCTTGATTGTTAAGCCTTAGATAACCGTCATTGTGGTCGGCTGACATTGCAGTTCTGCCGTTAAAAGCAATTCCTCTATTGTCATTTGTTGTACTTGCAGAAAAGTTAATAACGTCAGTTCCATCTTTTGAAAGAGTTAAAAGTTCACTAAAAGTATCAGATGCGTCTGATCTTAAAAAACTGGTTGAATCTAAACTGTCTAAAGTTGCTGCATTTCCACCATCAGCAGAAGTGATATATCCAGCACCATTTGTTATCGCATTATTATTCAGAGATATGTTTGCTGTACCATCAAAGCTGACTCCTGCAATGGTTCGTGCAGTAGCTAAAGCTGTTGCAGTAGCAGCATTTCCAGAGGTATCTTGGTTTCCAGAAGTATTAACACCAGGTAAATTTATATTTCCCGTTCCATCAAAAGATACTCCACCAATATTTCTAGCAGTTTCAAGGGCTGTGGCTGTTGCTGCATTTCCTGTAGTATCCTGATTCAACGTGCCAACAACAAAATCTATAGTGCCATCGCCGTCTTGATACGTTACTGTTATGCCTGTCTCGGTATTACCTGTAAGCATACCTCCGACAATATCTTGAACTTGCTCATTGGTCAGAGTTGCAGTTATGTAGCCAGCACCATTTGTAATAGCATTATTATTTAATGAAATATTTGATGTTCCATCGAATGAAACTCCTGCAATAGTTCTTGCAGTTTCTAAAGCTGTAGCTGTAGCAGCGTTACCAGTAGTATCTTGGTTGAGAGTCGCAACTCTGGCTGCTGCAAGCGTTCCAGAGGAAATATTAGAAGCGTTTGTAGTGTCTGTGGTGGCTGAAGCTGCAAGACCAAGCATAGTCCTTACGGCACTTGGAGCGATTTCTTCAATAATTCCTGCACCACTACTATCTCTACCCAAAAGTCTGTCTGTTGCTGATACATTTTGAATTTTTGCAAAAGTTACAGCATCGTCAGCAATTTTAGATGTGGTTATATCTCCATCTTCTACTCCACCACTTATTTCAACAATAGATCCACCATCATTTTTAGTAAATATTTTTGCTGTATCAGTCCTTATCGCTATTTCGCCAACTGAAAGATCAGATGTACCTGGATCACTGCCAGAACCTCTTTTAAATTTGATTGTATTAGCCATGAGCTTTTACCTCCTAGCTCTAGTATGAACCGCCATCTATATTGAAGCTAGAGGCACTTTCATCTTCTAAAAATGTAACTACATCAGATAATGCAACTTGCTTCATCGTTCCATTATCGTTTAAAACTACTCTATCTGCTGCTGCTAAAGTAGTTGAACTTGCCGATGTTGCTCCGTCTAACAGATTAATTTCAGCAGTTGTAGCTGTAACTCCATCAAGAATATTTAATTCTGAAGCAGTAGATGTCACTCCATCTAGAATGTTTAATTCAGCAGTGGTAACAGTAGCTCCATCAAGTATTTGTATTTCAGCTTCAGTTAATGCAGCCAAAGCAGCAGATCCACCTGATTGACAACCAGATAAGTTATCAAGGTCAGCATCATAAGCCTGTACCTGACTTCCAATCGCTACTCCAAGACTTGCTCTAGCAGTCGCACCAGATTCAAGAACAAAGTTAGATCCATTGCCAACAATAAAGTTGCTATCTGTTGGGGTTAAACCAGCTATATCACTAAGCTGTGCATCAAACGCTTGAACATCTGATCCAATAGCAACACCTAAAGCTGTTCTAGCTGCACTTGCACTTGTAGCACCCGTTCCACCATCGCCAATCGCAAGTGTTCCTGTTATAGAACTAGCAGCAAGATCAACAGCAATTTCAGAAGATTCAATAACAAGTCCACCATTTGATTTAAGATCAGCAGATAAAGTATTACCTGATTTTTCTAAACCATTTCCTGCTGTTATTTGACCAGCACCAGAAAATTGTGAAAATACTAAGTTATTAGTTCCTACTACAGCAGATCCTTTGTTAGAAGTACAAACAAAACCGTTTTCAGCATTTACAGTTCCCTGTTCTATAAAAACAAACGCACCAGCAGCGTCAGCACCCGTAGCTAAATCATCTGCCCTGGTTGGAGCACCAGAGGCATTGACTGTATAGATACCATTCTCTGTCTGAGTACTTTGGTCTTTGATAAGTATTCTGTCATTAGTAGCTAATGTAATACCATCAATAGTTTGACCATTGGCGAAGGCAGAAGCTAATGTACCGTTCGCTGTTGTGGTTGCTTTTACAGAATCCTTTACGTCTAATCCCTGAGAAACACCATCTACATACGATTTACTTGCAGCATCAGTAGAAGCAGTAGGTGTAGCTAAGTTTGTTATTTTTTGACTATTTAAAGATACAGCAGCAGACGGAGCCGTCATCTGATCTAGTCTATTTGCTTGAACTCCTGTATCAAAATCACTTATTTTTGTATGAGCTAATGAAGGAATATCATCACTTCCTAATGCTCTAAATGTAGGTGCAGCAGCACTTCCCGATGCAGGACCAGATAAAACAGTATTAGCAGTTCTAGTTGTTGCCTTATCAAAAAATGCTCCCTTACCACCAATAGGTTCGATAGATGTAGCGGATCCTCCTGCTCCCCCACTGCCCTTACCAATAATTAGAACTTCATCGCCTTCTCTAAAAGCTATTTCAGCATTTTCAAGAGAGGTTGGGTTACTCGATCCAGTGGATCTTTTAATTCTAATTGTGTTTGCCACTAGAAGTTACCTCCATCTACGAGTGTGAGAACGGTGTGAGTCGCAGTTGCTTCAAACCTATTGTTTGAGCTATTAAAAACAGGAATTGAACCATTGACTTTGCTATCGCCATTAAATTCAAACCCTGATGCAGCAGGACCTTGTGGGCCTTGCGTTGTAATTTCAACTGTAGTTACATCAGAAATCTGACTTACAGTTACGGAATTAGGACTGCTCATGCTGTGTAACCCTCACTTATAAATAGTTTACCCTCTAAATAATAGTTTTTGCTACCTCCTGGTTCTGTTAACAATACGTCATAAAATAAAACATTTGGAGTAAAAGTAGCTGTATCTGTATCTGTCAAATTCATATCAATAATTCCATTCGCTCTATCTGTATAAGTTATAGCCCAATCTGCATATTTTGTGGAACGTGATTCATCATAAACTTGTGCAGCAACAGTATATCCAGTTAAATTTATTGCCGTTCCAGTGGAGTCCTTAAATGTTAATTTAATAGGAAAGTCTGCTCTCCTATCAACGGTAAAGTTCTTTTTACCTGGAATTATTGCCATTAGCTATAAGGAGAATCACCGAGAATATCAGTTTTCCATTGTGCTTTAAGTGCATCTGTATCACTAGCAGAAGCTATACCAGAATCAGCAGGAGCATCTCTAAGTGCTTGTTTCTTAGCAACAATGTCAGTTGTACTTGCACCTGTTTCAAGTGCTTTTTGAAATTCAATATCAAGTTCTGCAAGTTTTGGTGTTCTTGCATTTCTAATATTTGTTTTGTGAATTTCTCTGGCTTTCGCCATGTCGATTCCAAATCCCATTTTTTACTCCGTATAAGTCCAAGCGTTTCTGAAACTCCTGTCTGTAGGAATTGCAGATTTATTAACAGTATAAACTGTCTTACCACTAGGGCAATCTTTATCTTTTATTTGGTCTAAAGTTAAATCTGTATTATCTGCTGGTATGACAATAGAAATGCTACCATCATCATTTTCATAAATAAACCTCGAATCAGAGTTAGCCATAAGTTTTTTCTTTTATTATATATTAGGTGTTATAAATCAGCAAAATTTATCTTACCCATTGAACCATTACTTGCCTAGCATCATGTAAGTTTGCGGCTGAGTTTTGGGTGGCAACACTTACTCTTGTTGAACCAACTACATGTGCAGCATTACTTGTACCTGAACTAGCAGTTGAAAATGCAATATTTCTCAATGTAGTTTCTGTACCTGTTGCTGTAGTTGCTGTACCTGTCCAACAATAATTAACATCTGAAAAATCAGTATCTATAAAGAATGTATAATCTCCTGTGCCATTATCAGTAACACTTGAAATGTTATAACTTGCTCTGATTGATGCTCCATAACCATCATAATTTATCCAAGCCCTTAATATCCCACTACGAATTTCAGAAGTTGTTGAAGCGTTACCACCGCTTGCATCTTGTATTGTGTTGACTTTAAGTGTTGACATAATTTACCTCATACAAATTACAGAACACATGTTGGGATCAGTTTCATTATTACTTTCATCTCTAAAATCCATTTTTACAGCACTGGTAGTAACACCCCTGACAGTTTCAAATCCCCTTGGAGTTGATGAGTCAGCAGTATTTCCACCAGCAATCGTAGTAGCATAATGAAAATCGCTAAAAGCAGTAGCAAAATTAGCAGAGAAAGTTCCTGTAGAATGATCGGTTATAGAAGAAACATTGAAACTGGCTCTTATAGCTACTGTTCCTGTGCCATTAAAGTTTACCCATGCTCTACAGAGTGTACCTATTTCAGTACCAGAGGTATTCTGAAATGCTGGTGGTGCGGAAGAAACACTCTTAATTGTACCGACTGCTAATGTACTCATGGTTTTGGATTTGCGTCTTTAACCGCTTTGATGTGGGTTGCCCACGTTCCAGTTGTATCTAGTTTACCAGCGACTATATCCGCATACAACATATCAAGTTGATCTCCAAATGAAGCATAAATAGTAGAACCATTTGTTGTTCTATCGGTTCTATAATTTAATTTATCCAATTCAACCCTTGCAGCGTCAACAAGGGTCTGATCTATTGTTACTTTATTTCCATCTGCATCAAAACAGCCTTCGGCAGAATCTATCGCTGTAACTGTGCCAGCGTAGGCTTTGAAAATAGCTTCCATATCAAGACTCATGCTGATACCTCAATTAAAGTGATAGATGATGTGCTTCTTGGTTGGTTTGAATTATTTGAATCGTTATAACCTCTGTTTAAATAGAAAAAGTTGTCTGAAGATACTGTATCAAAGAATTTAACAAAATATGTATATGCTCCAGCACTTCCAGGGGTATCTACAAATTGTGTGCCACAAGAGAATCCATTTAGTGCAGCAGTAGACTGTGTTGGACCTTGCATAGCCATTGTTCTTCTATCTCTACTTCCGTCAGCATCGCCAATAAATATTTCAGTGCCACCACTAACATTATCTGTACCAGAATTTCTCATTAAAGACCAACCTGACCCGTTATAACTTCCATCTACCAATAGTGTCATATTAACAAGTATTAGAACTTTACTTGTATCTGTTTTAGTTGTTATTGTTTGGAACATTCCAGTTGGCACTGTACCGCTTGAACCAATAGATGCACCAAAGGCACTTGTTTTAACTTTTTGAACAACTTGTACTATTCCACCACCGCCACCAGATGCTACTCCTGCGGTTGGAACTATACTGTTAACTTTTAATTGGCTCATAATTTAAACAACTGTCCAAGTTTCGCCACTACCAACTGTGACTGTTACCCCTGATTGTATAGTAATTGGACCAAAGCTGCCAGCATTTTTACCATTTGTGATTGTGTAATTTTGTGTAATAGTTTGATCATTTTCCCAAAATATTTCATCTGAGCCACCACCAACTGCTCCACCTCCAGCAGCAGCCCAACTTAACGTACCAGAAGCATCGGATACAAGAGCATATCCAGAAACAGCAGCATCGGTAGCTGGTAAAGTCCAAGTAAGACTAGAAGAAACTGTAGCTGGTGCTTGAAATCCTACATAGTGACTACTATCAGCGTCAGCAAACCTCAAGTCATTCTGTGCTTGAAGCGTTAATCCATTAGCATCGAATACCATCTGCTCTGTACCACTGGAAGAAAAACCCATTACGTTTGCAGATTTCCTAAACAAACCTAAATCTGTATCTGTATCGAAACTTAATGCAGGAGTAGAAGCACTTGAAGAATCATCTATTAACAACTGACCTGTCATTGTACCGCCAGCTACAGGAAGTAGACCTAAATTCGCTGTGTCTATATTTCCTATCTCTGTAAAAGCACCATTACTTGAGTTTCTAATTTTTAAAATATTTGTAGTGGTATTTAAAAAAGGCATGCCAGCTACACATTGACTTGAAGCCAAATCAGATGACTTTGAATTGCTTGATTGGATAGCAGCAAAAACATTATTAAGGTCAGTTCTTACGTTGGCTCCTGAAGCATTTTCGATTGTATAATTTGTAACGTCAGCCATAGTTAATAACTATTTTTCTCCATGTTAACCTCCTTTGCCGAAACCAACAGCACTATAGGTAAAATTCCTATCAATACTAGCATTACTTGAGTTTTTAAAGTGAACTGTAAAGCCAGTTCCAGATATACTGCTAAGTTCAAAATAATCTCCTGATGCCATATTCTGAGGAGAGATATTAACAGAGGGCAAGAAACTATTTAGATTACCTAATCCAGACGTTCCAACAAAAAACGGTGCTGCAAATGTAACTGCTTTTGCTCCTGCTCCAGATGCTATGACAGATGATTGCTCAGTTCTTGATGGCATTGTTGCTGTATATCCTGCTTGCTGAAGATTCATATTCTGTGCTGTATCTGCTGTGTCTATAGTAATTCTGAACTGGAATCCTCTACCTTTAAATGTTCCATTAGCAAAATCATTGAAAGACGTATATGTTGGAGAACTTGAAGGATTATCCGTTGTGGTTCGTACAGCCATCTTTGCGTTTACATCATTAGCAATAGTTCCATCAAAGTCTGTCCAGGTATCTATATTGTCTGTTCTATTATCAAACTGATCTCCTGTATAAAAACCAACTCCTTGAAAATGTCTTTTTAAGACGAGTGAGAATGTACCACCAAGATCAAGAGTATCTACGAAATCATAAGTACCACTAGCATTAGCCGTTGGATCTGTAAGTTTTAATCCACCAAGAGTAGAGTCAAAAGTAAGATTTGACTTTGTTCCGTTATATGGTGTTCCATCTGTATCTTCTCGATCAGTTTTGACAGTAATCGAATCTAAAATGTCAACAATAGATAAAGCTACACTTGCTGCGTTTGCACTGAATCTACCACCATCATCTTGAAACTTAAGAAGATAAGTTCCTGCAAGGGCAGGAGCTATAACTTCTGTTGCATTACCAGCTACAGCCTCGATTACATCTTGTGCAGATTGAAATGTAGCAGATCCTCCAGTTTGATTTGTATGCCGTATATAAACCCGACCTCCGTGAAGAACATCTATAGCAGTTGCCTGTGTAAATCTTAGTCTTACAAACTGTTCATTAATAGGCTCAATAGTAAGTCCAGAAACATCTTCTGGTAATGCCGTCTTACCTTGAGCTACAAATGTTGTGTCAGTTGAATTAGTAGATATTTCTCCTAAAGCATTATATGAAAATACCTGAAATGTATAAGTTGCTTTTACAGTATCTAAGAGTTCAAAATCACTACTAAATACAGTTTGAGAAACATAATTACCATTCTCAACTTTATAATTAACAAGATATTGAGTAACACCAACTACAGGTTGCCAATCAACAATAAGTTTACTTCTAGCAATACTGTTTATAACCACTGTCTGCTCTGTAACTGTTAAATTACTAGGAGGAGATGCAGGAGCATTTAATATTGATATTGTTCTTGTAGGTAAAGCTGTTCCATCTTCAATAAAAGCATATTTGCCTTCTACATAAGACAATGCAGAAATTACATAATTAATATCATCTTGTTCTTCAACTTGAATAACTCTAAATAACTGAGTTTGCAAAGTTGTACTAGATATTAAATAAGGTGAGTTTACATTTGGTGCGGACGTAAAAGCAGAAGCAGTTGTACCATCAGGTTTTGTAACGCTGTTAACTGTGATTACTGCACCTGTAAAATCAGATATTGAACCTGTTTCAACTGTTCCATCAGATAAGATCACACTTATAGTTGGATTGTCATTTAGTGCTGGCAAACCTGTTTGTTCAAGTGCATCAATAGTAATTGTTGTGGTTGTTGCAGATACAACTCGACCACCTCTTCTAGCTCCTGCTCTTACTGGATCGTTTATTTCAATAACCGAACCAGGTCTTACAACAATTCCTGCATCTATTGAAGCTGAAAATGTGACTGTTTCACTTTCATTTTGTTCAGCAAAAAGAATTGCACGGCCCAATCTAGCAGCTTGATTACGGGAGGTACACGCAAATGCTTTCACTTGCTTAACAATTGTGCCTAGCTTACTTATGGCGGTGCTATCTTCCACGACCTCAAAATCCACTTCTTTTGAATCCATATTGAAGTAACTGACAGAAACAACGCTATGTCTAGTTTTTAAACTACTTCCTGAGTATGCAAATCCACCTTCACCTACATTGGCTAAATTAAATAAATAGCTTGCTGTTGTTGGTTTATCCTGAGATATAGTCACAGATCCAGCAGACCATATTGGCATACATCTCATAACACCAGCTAAATCATTTATTGCTGCAAATGCTTCTTTAGGACTTTGAATATTTACATTGCAGCTAAATCTAGCTTCTTTTGTACCTGAACCTGTACCATCATCTACCTCTTCGTTTGCATATTTACTGGCAGCTACAAAACTAAATAAATCTAAATTACTATCAGTGACATGATCTCCTAGCCCATATCTAGTGTTTGTAAGCAAGTCAAGTAAGCACATCGCAGGGCAGTTTGTATAAACAGCAGCACCCATGACTCCATTAAAAATATATCCACTTGGGTACACTATCCTACCCGTAGCATTGTCCACACTTGGAGTACCAGAACTAGATGCTCCTGCTCCTGGTATTCTTACTTTTACTCCTCTAATACGATATTTTCTTGTAGGAATACGATTAAACTGCTTACTATCTAAACGAAGAGCAACGTAAGCACTGTTGGCATAAGTTGAACTGTTGTCTATAACTTCTTGAAGGCTGGTAAATTGAAAAGCATTTACTCTTGCTGCGTCTGTGCTATCTGCTGTAACTCGAACAACTCTTACATCTACAGTCGTAAAACCGCTTGTCAATTCAATTCTATGATCTCTTGCATAAGCATCTGCTGTTCTACCACTAACAGAAGCACTTATTTTGTCTACAAATCCACCAGAATCGTGTTGAACCTGTATTTTGTAATCAACAGTATCTCCTCTAATATCTCCATCATCTTCAGCTACCTGTATTTGAGGCCAGGTTAAAGTAACAATTACTGCATCTACGTCTGTATTTGTAATCTGTCTGGTAACAGGAGCAGAAGTGGTTACTTCAACTGCAACAGCAGTAGGCGATCTACTTTCAGCAGGAATACCACTCATAGCAGTTTGGTTTGACGTTCCAAACTTTGATTTAAAAGTTACGTCTTGAAAGTTGAAATCAGTGTCAGCAGGACTAGCACTTGTAGCTGTTGAATTTAGTATTGGAGTGTCATCAAGAAACACATCTTTTAAACTTGCATTATCGTACGCAGTTGTTCCTTTTGTAAGACCTTCTTTTGAAGCACTTGCAAAACCTTCTATCTCTCCTTCAGATATTAAATCTTGAATAGTAGCAAAACTTCTACTATGTAAAGTATCAGGAGCACGATAAGGAGGTGGGGGTGGTTTTGGTGGACCTCCACCAGCACCTTTAATAAGTTTAGTTTCGTCTGTCATGCTTCTACCTGATTAGTGTCAATCGCTGCACTTATTACAACACTTCCTGTAATTATTTCACCATAAACTATTGGAACGGGAGTACCTGCTCTTGATGTATTTTGCACTCCACTAAAATTAAAAGATAATTGTGGATCTTCTTCTGAGTTAAAATCTGAAGGTTTTGGTAATGGAGTTAGCATTTCACTAACTCCCATAAGCGTTAAAGCTATTCCTAAATTTCCTATACCAGCCATAAGAGCACTTGGGGCTGCACCTGTGGCTATAAATCCGACTCCGCTTTTGCCAAAAGCGAATCCTGCTCCTGGTGCTGCTATAGCAATACCGATTAAAACTGCTCCTAACAAAACTTTTCCCATACCTCTTCCAGCACCGCTAATCATAGGAATGAAGTGTATATCCTCTCTACCTACTGGATAATCTATTTCGTTTTTATCAATTTCATAATTACCAACTTTTACCTGATAGTAGTTTGGACTCATATAAGCCTCTATGCCTGGAAAATTATGTATTAAAAAACTGACAGCTTTACCAACTGTGTCTACTTTTACCTCGAACTCTTTATGTCCGACAAATTTTGCTAACTCTCCATATAGCTTTACTTTACGAAGCATAGCGATACCTCTTTCCTGTACATTTTAACAGCCATTCAGAGTAAGGCTCTCTACAAGATAGTCTATCGGTTAAATGATGAATAACATCTCCTTCAAAAAATAATGCTACATGATTTAAAGTTGGGTGCAGAATACTCATAAGTAAAACATCTCCATCTTGTAATTTTTCATCAGGTCTAAGTTCTCTAAAATTAGTTCGCCAAGCACAGTCCTCAAACAGAGGTTTATTATTAAATTCTTCTAGTGTAGTTGGTCTTTCCCAATCTCTAAGTTCTATGTTCTTTTCCTCTTTATACCAATCTCTCACTAAGCTCCAGCAGTCTGTTATACCCCATACCCATTGACGACCCAATAAAGGTGGCTTATATCCACATGGCTCTAAATATGCCCATTGTTCTGTCTTTGGATTAACAATATACCAAGGTAAATTACTATCTTCACAACTAATTTTATCTGCTTGACTAGGAGTAGGTGGGGTGATGGGGTGACTGTGAACAACTCCAACTATTTCTCCTGTATTATCTGCCTTTACATAATCTTCTGGGTCAATAATAAAACATTGATGATCTGTCATAGAAAGATTACGACAAGGAAAATATCTTTCCTTACCTTTTATATTTAACAACAAACCACAAGATTCTTTCGGATCTTCTCGTTTAGCGTGAAGTAGTGCTTTATATTTCCAAGTCATTGAACAAACGTACCAATAGAAGGAAATATGGATCGAGTGCATTGACGTTTAGGAATCCTTACACCAGCAAGATCTGTTGGAGCAGCTAATTCAAATTCAACAACTTCTCTAGTTTCTGTTGCTTTACGATCTATTGAATACACTTCCTGGGGAAACTCAGCAGTCGGATCAGCAGTTGCGTTTATTCCATCTGCAAAATTAGCAGCATCAATAAATTTAGCTAATGTTCTTATTCTTGTTACTGTAGCTCCTGTCAAATCATTACCAGTTGTTGTCTCATTTACAGATAACAATATTGATGAAATTAATCCTGTTGCGTTACTTATACTTATTTTTGGTCTAGGTAGTTGCCCTTTCTGAAAAGCAAAGCCTGATGCCTTTATTGGAAATCTTAAGTACTCATTAGTTGCCCAGACTATTTTGCCGTTTGCATTTAGATTACTTCCAGCATGAAATCTATAGACAGTATTTGCACCATGTAATGCTGTGGATAATTGTAGAGTAAATAATTCAATAACTGATGATGGATTTATGTCCTGTAGACTGCTAAATACCGATGAATTTACTGTCATTACGATGTTGGTTCAAATACTTGCCTAAATGTTGCTTGAATAGTCGCTCTATTTTTATAGGGTATAGATTTAGTCCAATTTTCGCAAACGAATTTAAACGAGGAAGCTGTTTCTCCAGGTAAATGTTCTGAAGGAAAATCAAAGCTATCACTATCGTTTGCGCGAGCATCAAGAAATGTTTCTATCTCATCTGCTTCTGTTTCTGATACGTTATAAGTAAAATTAAAAATTTTAGGATTTTGATGTTGTGCTAAACCAAATAAAATTCTATGCTCATAACCATCAGCAAAACGAATGATACGAGTTAAGGGTGCAGACCTTTTTTGTTGTCCGTATGTAGGTTTTATTGAGGGAAACGTAGCCATTATGCAAGCAGTCCTCCTGGTCTTTTCTGTTGTATTATTTCAGATTGTACTGCAACTGATATAAGACGACCAAGTTCTCTACTTTGTTGTTCATCTCCTTCAACAGAAGATCCAGAAGCATCTACATTTACTACAACATTTGTTGATCCCCCTAATTCGTGATTAGGTACGATAGTGCCTGAACTATCAGGAACAAATAATTCTGGACCCCTTTCTCCTACTACAGAGGGTCTGCCTACAGGTGGTCTACCTCCATTTGCAAATCCTAAAAACTTAAATAAACCTCCAGTAACAGTATTTCCTCCTGCGTTACCGAATAACATTTGATTCAAGGCTATATCTAAAAATCTATCCGCCACGTTGCTTGCTAAATCTGCAAGAGTTGAAGTTCCTTTTATAAGTCCTTTTATTCCATCTTTTATATCATTTTGTATTGTCGATTTTAGTTTATCAAAGGCATCTAATGTTTCGATTGCAGCTTGATTTAAGTCATGCGTTGCTTCTTCAGTTTCTCTAATTCCGTCTATTATTTTGTCTTGTTCATCTCTTTGTTTTTCCAAAGTTGTAAGTCTTGCTTGATCTAAAGGATCTAACTCTCCTAATTTTTGTTGTTTTTCTATTAACTTATCTATCTCAGCTTGTAAAGCATCTTTTCCTGTTTGTGCCTGTTTCTCTAGTTCAGCTATTGTTTTTGCAATTTCAGGATTTAGTCCTTCTCGTCTAAGCTCAATTATTCGTTCTGTCATATCTCTTTCTTCGCCTACTTTTTTAGCTGCTTGGTCAAATTTTTCTGTTAATGTAGCTGCCTCTATTTCTGTATTTATAATTGTTGCTAATATTTCTTCTCTAGCTGCAAGTTCTTCAAGTGCCTCTTTAGCTCCTATTTTTAGAGTTTGTCTGCTTCCACCGTGTCCAGTTGTTCTATATGCGTCTTTTAAAATATCTTGTTTTTCCGCTTCTAAAGCTAACGCACGGGGGTCGTCTAATGCCCTTGCATCAGAAAGAGTTTGAGCTACATCAGCATTTTTAAGACTTTCTTCATATCCCATTATTTTTACTAGGAAATTTAAGACTGACGCTGTAAATGCCTGTACTTTGGCTACACCAGTAGCAAATTGATTATTTAAAATTCTTGTGGTTTCACCGAACTTAGTTATTGACTCAACTCCATCATCTCCTACTCTATTAGCCATAAGTTCCATGGTTGCGTTAAATGCTGCATTTTTTCCTTGTGCTCTTTCAATTAACTTTATCCGAGCTTCCTGTGCTGATCCCTGTAAACCTAATGCTTCTATTGCAGCTTGACTATTTTTTGTAAACGGACCAAGGGCTTTCCCTAAATCTCCTATGGCTTGTACAGCAGACTGTATGGCTTGGACTGCTGCTGTGGCTGCAATACCTCCTGCAAATCCACCCATTTGTCCGAACATTCCACCGATACCACCGCCTAAAGCTCCTGCTGCTGCTATACCTGGACCTTGCCCGAATAGCAGAGGAAAAGCTCCACTAATTAGAGCACTTTGCGTATCAAATCTTCTGCCTAAATTTCGTAGCGTATTTGGGCTAGACCCTGCTGGTCCTCGTAATAGCTTGCCTGTTCTTCTGTCAAAGTTCAGTGCAGACTGAGTTGGAAGAGACATACTATCGAACTGTGGTCCATACTGTGCTGCTGTAAAACCTGTATCGCCCCTCATTCTCTCTAATTTTTTTGCGTGGGCTGCTCCAGCTTTAGCAGATGCTTGGTTTGCTTTCATTGCGTCTTTTGCAAATTCAGCCGATCTCTGTTCTGCTTTAGCTTTTCGTTCTGTTTGTTTAGCTAATATGTCTGCTTCTTTTGCTGCTGCTCTCATTTCGGAGCTAGGAAGAGCAAGTAGACCTCCTTTTGAGGCTATTTTATCTGCCTTGTTTAATATTGGATTTATGCTTTTTGCAAACTGCCTAGTCTTTATTCCTAAATTTTTTACAAACTGTTCGTCAGCGTCATTTGTTAACAGACCTCGTTTACCACCCCCTCCACCAACTCTTTTTACTTTTCCTACTTCTTCTACTTGCTTTTTTAGTCGTCTAAGTTGTTGATCTAATTTTTTAGTATCTAACTCTATATTTACTTTGTAATTAGCAGCCACGACTATTTATACTAAATAATTCTATATTAGCGTACTTTGCGAGTCTGGGCTTGTCTCTTGGCTCTTTCGTATGCTTCCTCTTCTCGTTCATTTTTAATATTAAAGTAAGCACTCCAAGCGTATAGTTCCTGTACAGACATTTTTTCTCTTATTTCTCTGTGTGTGTATCCTAGTTTTTCAGCAATAAAAAACTGTAGATATGTAAATGCGTCTTTGTCTAATTTAGCTTTTTACGGCATCGGGGCTTTCCTCCTCGCCCACTCCTTGCATTTTACCCATTATGTCTAGCAAAACTGACATCGGAATCTCTCTTCTAAGTGCTGGTAAATCTGCTGCTGAGAACATCTTTGCACCTGATTCATCTTCAGCTTTTGTAACAATTACCTGAAGAGCAAAATCAAGATTACCTTCTTCTTTACCCTTGTTCATAGCTATTAGTGTACTGTTTATTGTATCTCTATCGGCTATAGTTAGGGGCGACCAAAATACTTTTAAGATCAACTCCTCACCCTTAAAAATAGAGTAACTACTGCGTTCTTCGACACTAAAAGCCTGTCTTAGTTTGTCGATTGCTCTGGTTGTTGGCATAAAAAATTGTATCTATTCCTGTAGTATAGCTTAGTATGTTCCTGCTGGCTTGGTTGTCTTAGTCGTGAAACCTCTATTTAGTGCTAAAAATCCTTTATCTATATCTTTAAATATTTCCTTACTTTGCGTATAGACATCGTACCAGTTGGGAACATTAGGTCTAGGTGTTGTATTAAATCCTTTTTTAAATAAATCCTCATACTTTATTCCCTTACCTTTTAGTTTTGCTTTGTTAATAACAAAAGCTGCGTAATCTGTTTCGTTACCTATAAATACTGGACTTGTTAATGCTTGGTATATTTTAGCTCCTTTTCGGCTTGACTCTCTAAATATATTGCTTGGTAATCTAGGTGGAGCATCATCTTGTGGTATAAACTCACCCTGTCTTGGTCTTGTTGCTTGTACTTCAGTTTTACTGACGATCCAGGATTCGGCAAAAGTTCCTGTCCAAAACGGACTTCGATTCATTAGTGATTGTTGTATTTCCTGTGCAGCTTCGGCTCTTGCCTCTGTTACAAGTTTTCTAAAATCTTTTGGTAACTGCTTTATATCTTTAGCCATTTGCAGAAAAATCGCAGTTTATAACACTTAAAAAATGTGTATCTCTATCTGTGGTTATAGCCGTTGGTCCTTCTATTTGACCAACTCTAGGAGTTACAGAGAAAGTGTCGGTGTAGTTAGATGCGTTTACTGAAGTCAGTCCAGTGATAACAAGTTCTGCTATTTCAGAAGCTACTGCACTTCCTTTATTAGGCGGTGTCATTATGCCACAACGTATGACTCCCGAGTAATATGTCTGGGCTGCACCTTGAGGTTGAGTAGTTGATTGATTAAAGTTTATGTTTACCATTACATACTTTTTATTTTTACCTGGAGTTGTAAAAGGTGTATTGTCAAATACTACAGTAACAGTGGGATCTGCGTCTTGAACAGCGTCTAGTATTGCTGTTTCAAATGCTGCTCTTGCGTTTACTAAGGTCATTAGAAAATTACATCAATACGGAACAAGTATTCCTGTCCACCTTTTAATGTACGAATTTCAGTTATTTTAGCTCCTCTTGTCGATCCAGAAAATGTAAGCGTTACTTCGTCTTGGAGTAGAGGTTGATTGTCGCCTATCAAGTCTGGAGTTATGTAGAGTCTCGCAACATTCTCCTGAAACCCAGATTCTTCAGTAGATTGCACAAACTCGATAGGTACTTTAATTGTATAGTTTGTGTCTACTGTTATATACTCTCCTGTTGTGTTGTTATAGCTAGATACACCCTTTCGTGTATAAACAATGGAGGTGTCTAATGAGTTCCCAAGTTGAGACACCACTTGCTTGGCAATATTTTTAAATGCTGTGTCTAGTTGTCCTGCCATTAACCTCTAACTACCCTCATTTGAAAAGATCCTGCTCCACCAAGTATATATGCACCTAAATAACTTTGTAACCAAGGGTAAACATCTAAAATATTATTTACTGATCCTGTTCCCTGACTTGCAGTATTGTATTTGACTTCTATATCTCCTAATTTTACTTCAGAAAAGTTGCCATCTGTTCCTGTGTTACCTGTCATGGCATCTGTATCATTTGCTAATGCTCTAGCTAGTTCATATTGTGCATATTTTATATTTAGCGGAATCAAATCACAGGACAGTTCTACACCATCTACTTGGTAATTATTTCTAGGGAACTTTAGTGCCTGACCGTCATCGCATCTGTCTCCATAGAATACAAAGCTGTCGATCCATCTAGTGGCTGATATTAATGCTCTATTCTTTTGATCGTCTGTTTTATTTGTCCAAGTTGAAGAGTCTGGAACTGTCTCAAAGTAAGTATTGGCTTCTGTAAGCGTGACATAGCTGTTAGCGTTAGCGTCTTTTACAGTTGCATTTATGGTGGCTGCCACGGCTAGAAAGTAATTTTAGTTTTATTGTAGCGTAAAGAAAAAACCCCACCAATAATTGATGAGGTTTAATGACCACAATTTAATCCTATTAAGAAATAGTAGATGTATCAAGTGGTGAGTTAACGATTAGCTCAACTACAGGAATCAAGTCTACATCGTATGTAG